GAGAATAAACCTCATACAGAAACTAGAAAGGTGGCTACATACAATGAAGATGGTAGCTTTAAGGAATATGATGGTACAACTACACATACTAGAAATATAGATATGTGTACACATTATTCAGCTAACCCTACAGATGAAGTAGACCCAGCATTTGTGAGTTTGGTGGCTGACTGATGAGTAAACCAATAATAGCATTGATTATTTTAGGTGTTATTCTTTTTATAGCAACTATGTTTATTGGTGTAGATGCTTTAATGTGTAAGCCACCGTGTGTTTAAATGCTAACGGACAGAGAAAGAAGTACTATGCATTGGCGATGGACCGCTTTAATAGTCTATCTGTTAATATGTTTTTACGATTTTTTATTCGTACCTGTATGGTACGGAGTAAACAGGCCAGACATTAGTCAGTTTATGGATATTATTAATGCAACAGAGGACACGTTAGTACAGATGGAACTTATGAAGAAATTGACAGGACAACACTCACCATTTACCCTTATGGGTGGTGGATTATTTCACTTAGCCTTCGGTGCAATACTAACAGGTAGTGCATTCGGACTTAATAAATAAAGGACTATGACAGCACAACAAAGAATGCAAATACAATTAGACAAGCAAGAAGAACAAATTCAGGATCTATTTAAATCAGTTCGTGAAATTAAGAATATGAATCTTAGTAACAAAGCAATGTTTAAAGGTTTAGTTCTTGGTTTTGGTATTATGGTAGCTACTGATATCGGAATAGTTGAATTGGTAATGAAAATACTATGATAGGAGAAGTTAATGCAACCAAAAGATAAAATGGGTAAATATATAAAAAATACTATGATGAATAAGATTAAATATATATGTAACCGTGTTATTTGGAAAATACAAGATTTGATAGGTTAAAACTATCATGATCTCGTTTATAACAAGTATAGCGCCTATATTACTAGGATTTTTAGGTAAGTTAATTGCTTTAAAGAGTCAAGCAGCTTCAGAAAATCAGAAGTTGATGATAGAGTCCATGCAAGCACGCAATGACTCTATTAATCAAGCTAGGGCTGCAGCAGATAAAGAAAGTCCTATGGCTGCCATGAATCGTAGAATGATTATCATGGTTATACTTGCATTAATCATCTTTACACAGATAGCACCAGTATGGTTTAATATACCAACAGCTATACCAATAGTACATAAAGGGTTTAGCTTTTTTGGAATTGACTTTACACAAGATGTTATTGAATATCAAGTAGTAAGTGGTTTAGTTAAATACGATGAAATATTTTCTTGGGCAAGTATGATTATAGAATTTTATTTTGGTGCACAATTAGCAAAGGGGAAGTAATATGGAAATGATAATAAATTATGCAATACAGTTCTGGCAATTTAGTTTAGTAATCATTCTGATTATAATCGGAGCTATTTGGAAAATCTTAGATAAAGAGGTTATACCTAATCTGAAGTTTAAAGCTTCAGGTATGCCTCACATGAAACCAATTGCTATACCTACTAAAGGTAAAGGATTCTGGGGAGGACTTAAAGTTTGGTTATTTGTATCTCGTAAGTGGGAGATAGTAAGTGACTATCATTATAAGATTAATGGCAAAGACTTAGTAATACCAGCAGGATTCATATTTGATGGAGCATCAGTACCTAAATTCTTACATACCTGGCTATCGCCAATGGGAGTACTCTTAGTTGGAGGTTTGATACATGATTATGGTTATAAGTATCAAACTCTACTTTGTAAGGGTAAAAAGAAGAGTATTGGAGTTAAAACACAAAAAGAATTAGATATTATTTTCAGAGACGTGAATATAATACAGAATGGTTTCAGGTTAATTAACTATCTTGCTTACTATGGATTAAAGTTTGGTGGGTTTGCAGCTTGGAATAAGCATCGTAAAGTAAATGCTAATTGGAAAAAATAGTAATGTCTGAAGAAGATTATCAAAAAGCTTATACTCTTGGAACTATGGATGTAAAAACCAGAATTGAATATGAGCGGTATTTAGCCTGGAAAAAGTTTAATAATATGGTAACTGACTTACCTATAGATGCTCCAGCTACAGAAAATATGACTTTCTATGAACAATTACCAATTTTTCCAGTAGATGATACAACAAAGACAATATCAAGCAATAAAAATGTATCAACAAGTAGATCAATTTTTCCAGATAAATCTATTAATAAAAAAATAAAAAATAAAGATGTTAGTTTAATAAATAAAAATTTAAAACCTAATTATGGAGAGATGCCTGGATTTAAATTTACTTCTGCTAAAACAAAGAATCCTAAAGCAGGTTTTTGGAGTGCAGATGAAACTTCAGATTTTTGGCAAACTGATGCTGGTTATGAAAAAGCAATGCAAACATGGGGAGAAAAGCCTGGTTGGGTTAAGCCAGGTTATAGACCTAAGAAAAAAGAATTAGATATTAATGCAATTAAAAAATGGTTTACACCGAGTAAATAATGGATATTAAGTTTCAGCGTTGCACAGCAATACATAAAGGGAATGCTTTTATGTATTATTTTTATGATAAGAATTTACCTGGTTACTTCATTACTAGTGTAGCTATTGCTGAAACTGTTGAAGATAAAAGATATTTTATGGAAGTATATGAATATTTCTGTACAGAAATAGTAAGAGATAGAGACATATATTGTGTTTTATTTGCAAATACTGTAGGCTTATTCGATAAGTACATGGATACAACAATAGAGTATCAAGGTAAAACTCTACATAAAGTTAAAAAATATGAAGATATCCGAATAATGCAGTATTATGTAGCACAACAATTAAGGGAAGTGGCTAATGGCTAAAAAACAACATGACTTAGATGTGGATTTAAGTGAACCAAAAAAACTCGTAGATTGGAAGAATCCACCTGACTTATTAGAACTCAAACAAGATTATGAGGAAGCACAAGCATCACATACATCTCATGTGTTAGAAGTTGATACTTGGTTAAGTGCTTTAAAAGGTGAACAGACAATTGCTAATAAGAAAGGAAGATCTAAGATTGTGCCTAAACTTATTCGTAAACAAGCTGAATGGCGTTATGCTTCATTAAGTGAGCCTTTCTTATCTACTGATGATTTATTTAATACAGCTCCTATGACTTTTGAAGATAAAGAGTCAGCTATTCAAAATCAGTTATTACTTAACTATCAAGTAAACTGTAAACTTGATAAAACAGCATTTATTGATGAATACATCCGTACAGCTGTAGATGAAGGTACTGTTATAGTTAAAGTAGGTTGGGATTATAAAGATGAGATTGTAGAAGTTGAAGTTCCTGATTTTGAGTTTCAACCTTCACCTGAATCAGGTCAAATGCATCAGCAGTTACATCAAATGATGGAACAAGACCCTGAAGCATATCAAAATGAAACTCCACCTGAAATGCAAGAAGCACATCAGTTAACTATGGAAACTGGTACTCCAATGATGCCTATGCAAATAGGTACACATATGGAGGAAGAAACAAAAATTCTTAAAAATCAGCCAGAATTAGAAGTATGTGACTATAACAATATAATTGTTGACCCTACCTGTTTAGGAGAGTTAGATAAAGCAAACTTTGTTATATATAGTTTTGAAACATCAATGTCTGAACTTAAGAAGGATGGAAGATATGAGAACTTAGACCATATAATATTAGAGAATGCTGCTCCATTAGCTCAACCTGATCATAATCTTGAAGATGCTACAAACTTTAAATTTAAAGATGACCCTCGTAAAAAGATAATAGTATTTGAATACTGGGGCTACTGGGATATTAATGATACTGGTGAAGTAGAACCTTTTATAGCTACTTGGGTAGGAGATGTATTGATTAGAATGGAGTCAAATCCATTCCCTGATAAAAAACTACCGTTTGTATCAGTTCAATACTTACCAGTGCGTAAAAACATATATGGACAACCAGATGGTGCATTATTAGAAGATAATCAAAAGATTATTGGTGCTGTAACACGAGGTATGATTGATATTATTGGTAGGTCTGCTAATGGGCAAATGGGTATCCGTAAAGATGCATTAGATGTTACGAATGCTCGTAAGTTTGAACAAGGTGCTGATTATAAATTTAATTCTAATGTAGACCCTAGACAAGCATTTCACATGGATACATATCCTGAGATACCTCAAAGTGCTCTTAATATGCTTAATCTACAAAATAATGAAGCTGAATCATTAACAGGTGTTAAAGCATTCAATAGTGGTATTAGTGGACAAGCTTTAGGTAATACAGCTACTGGTATTAGAAGTGCATTAGATGCAGCCTCTAAACGTGAATTAGGAATACTCAGAAGATTAGCTGATGGTATTAATCAAATAGGTCGTAAGATTATTTCAATGAATTCAGAATTCTTATCTGACCAAGAAATCATACGAGTAACAAACGAAGAGTTTGTTGCTATTAATCGTGAAGATTTAGGTGGTATGTACGATATTAAGTTAAATATATCTACAGCTGAAGCAGATAATGAAAAAGCTGAAGAACTATCATTTATGTTACAAACGATGGGTAATAATATGGACCCATCTATGTCACAACTTATTTT